GCTACAATATCGACAATGTGTATTGTCGAATGCTGTTCATCTCGAAAGAAGATATAACTAAAGCTGAAACGTTCCTTCAAGATAGAATGCAGAAAGAATACGGCTACAGATTCAAGTGGATGGAAGCCGGTGAAAACAAGCTAGGTCGAGATTTCCAATTGCGTGAGCAGATCAACGAACTGTCGATCACTTCTATCGTCGAAGACGTTCTTCCGATGATCGAACGCAAGATCGGTCGTGATTTGCTGATCGCACTGATCAACAAAGAAATCTCAATCAAAGCTAACAAGGATTGAAATGAGTAATCCGTTCATCTTCGTCGATAGCGTCAGCTATACCAAGAAAAACTTGATGCGCGGAACAGCTAACGATGAGTTAGCTGAAAAGGGGTACAAACCATATCTGACTAATCGTTCGCTATCTTATCATCAGGATTCTATCCTTTTTGCCAATGAAATGAATATGCGTCCTACTGCTGAGTATAAGTGGCAGTATGAGTTTTTGCTAAATAGCCTGCGGAAGCGTAAAAGGTTCGCAAAATGGAAAAAGCAAGAACCTGACGCAGCCGTTGAGATGATCATGGAGTATTTCGGCTATGGTCGTTCGAAGGCTGAGGACGCTCTCAGGGTTTTGACCGATGAACAGCTTGCCATGATCGAGGTAGCACTCGACAAAGGTGGAAAAGGATGAACGCATCGGTTGAAAGTATGGTGGAAGTAAAGCTGCGCTCCGCCGAAGATTTCCTAAAGATTCGCGAAACACTTACTCGTATCGGAGTCGCTTCGAGACGCGATAAGGTATTGTTTCAGTCATGTCACATCCTGCACAAGCAGGGTCGTTACTATATCGTGCATTTCAAAGAGTTGTTTGCGCTCGATGGTAAGCCTACTAACTTCTCAGACGAAGATAAGGCTCGTCGCAACACGATTGCCAATCTGCTTGCCGAATGGGAGCTGATTGATATTGTGGATACTGAGCGCACGAAGGAGCCGGTTGCGCCGCTGAATCAGATTAAGATTTTGGCGCATAAGGAAAAGCATGAGTGGAAACTAGAAGCCAAGTATAACATCGGTAAAAAACGATCTGAGACTTGACATTTTATGTTGCACCGCTTATATATACTCATGTGACGCCGTAAGGGTCACGAAACTTAATCTCGCTTAATAGGAGACATTACTATGGCTAAGAACGACTACGAGCAGCTCGCTCGCATCCCCTCACCTTTTGCTTCATTCGATCCATTCTCTATCGGATTCGACAAGAGTTTTAAGGCTCTCACGGATCAGCTAGAATCTCTGGGTAAGAATGTTCCAGGTTATCCGCCTTATAACATCAAGAAGGTTGCAGATGACAAGTATGTCATCGAGCTGGCTGTTGCTGGTTTCGCAAAGACTGATCTTGAAATCACTCTTGATGGTGGCAAGCTGACTATCGCTGGTAAGACTAAAGATGCCAGCGATCTCGATAGTGCCAATGCGTATTACTTCTACAAGGGTATCGCAGAACGCGCATTCACTCGCACGTTCACTCTTGCTGATTCTGTAGAAATTAAGAACGCAGAAATGGTTAACGGCATTCTTAAGGTGTGGCTCGAGAACTTCATTCCTGAGCACAAGAAGCCTAAGAAAATCGACATCAAAGATTAATCAATTGACCATCATCTAGATTATGCGCTGGGCAGTTCGCGCTGCCCAGCTATTTTCATTTAAGGAGACTCATATGATCAACTGGATCAAAAACACATACAGATACTATAGAACAATCGCAGAACTTTCACGTCTGTCAGACAAAGAACTATACGATCTCGGATTAACACGTTATGACATCGCACACGTCGCACTCCAGCAGTATTGGAAATCAAATGGCATCCCTAGTCAGTCTTTTCGTTGAGTTTAAGACTCTACTTCGCACGATGATGAAAAATCGTTTCTACGGCTAAATAGCTTCCGAAAGGAGGCACTCATGGCATTAGTAACATTTGAGCAACTAAACGAGTTCTTTGAAGATACAGACGAAAACATCATCGAACCGTTTGTGGAACCCCTGAATGAAGTGATGGAGTTCTACGAGATTAATACGCCACAACGTATTTCTATGTTTCTCGCTCAAGTTGGTCATGAATCAGGTGGATTAAGAGCAAGAAAAGAAAATCTAAACTACAGAGCCGAAACACTTCTCAAGGTGTTCCCTAAGTATTTCCGTGGAAAGAATCCTAACGAGTATGCAAAGAATCCACAAAAGATCGCAAATCTCGTCTACGCAAATAGAATGGGTAATGGTTCTGTTGAGTCTGGTGATGGCTATCGCTACTGCGGTCGCGGTCTTATCCAGCTAACAGGTAAGAGCAACTATCAAGCATTCGCTTCTGACATGAACATGGATCTTGCTGAAGCAACTGAGTGGTTGGAAACAGAAGAAGGTGCAGCTTGGTCAGCTGGTTGGTTCTGGGATTCCCGTGAACTTAATCAGTGGGCTGATAAGGGTGATATCCTTACAGTCACAAAGAAAATCAACGGTGGAACAATCGGTCTAGAAGATCGCAAGCATCATTATGAAGCAGCCTTAGAAATCTTTGGAGGTTAATGATGCCACGTTTTTCAATCGACACAGACGAACCAGCACCAAAGCCAGCGATGGATCAGCTTCCGCCTGCTACGAAAGGTGCTGGTGCTTCTATTCAAACTAATTGGGTAGATCCTTCTCCACGCAGCAGCTACGCAGCTGCACCAGCTGCTCCTCAGTTATCCGAAGCAGCTCAGCTTGCAAAGATTGAACTTGAGAAAAAGCAGTGGGAAGCAGAACACGCAAAGCAGAATGAAGACTGGATGGTCAAGAAGTGGCGTCCAGCAATGGGTTGGTGCTATATGGTTATCTGCGTGCTTGACATGGCTATCTTTCCAGTCATGTGGTCAATCGCTCAGGTTCTCACAAAGTCACCGATGACACAATGGAATCCTCTGACGCTGCAAGGCGCTGGTCTATTCCATCTCGCAATGGGTGCCGTCCTTGGTATCGCCGCATGGTCCCGCGGTCAAGAAAAGATCCAAGGTGTAACAAAGTAAGGATGTATCATGGATAATGCACAGAATGTTTCTGCTATTATGATGCTTCGTCTTTTGAATGGAGACGAAATCGTAGGTAAAGTGAGTATCGTGAGTAATGTGATCAAGGTGTCTAAGCCTGCTGCTGTTATGCTTCAGCCTGGAGCAGCAGGTAAAGCCAACATGGCTCTTGTCGATTATATTCCTATGGCTAAGAACAAGGATATCATGCTCGACTCGCGCAATGTGCTTTTCACTTACGAGCCTGACGATCAGATCGAAGCTGCTTATCAGCAGAACTTTGGATCAATGTTAGTTCTACCCAAGAAAGGGATCTTGACAGCTGTATCATAATATGGTACTATAAGCTATGTCAAAGTTCTACACCAACGCTCTCGAATACGGTAACAACATTCTCGTTCGCGGTTACGACCGCGGACGCCCTTTCCAAGAAAAGATTCCCTATCAGCCCACGTTGTTTCTCCCATCCAAGCGCGAAGACGCTGCATGGAAAGACATCCGTGGGCTTTCGCTTGATCCTATGCCATTCGAATCTATGCGAGACGCGAAAGACTTCATAGCTCGCTATGATGATGTGAGCAACTTCAAGCTATATGGTATGCCACGTTTTCTCTATGCGTATCTCAACGAAGAGTATCCCAACGAAATCGCATACGATCGCGAGCTAATCAACGTTGCATATATCGACATCGAGGTTAGCTCAGAGTTTGGTTTTCCTACTGTAGAACGCGCATCTGATACTGTAACCGCTATCACTCTGAAGAAAGACGGCATCTTCCACGTTTGGGGATACGGCGACTTCGAAGTAAAGCGCGATGACGTGCGATACTATCAATGCAACAACGAGAAGGAACTGTTCATCAAGTTCTTGAGCGAGTGGAGCAACGAGTATCCAGACATCGTGACTGGCTGGAACGTCACGTTCTTCGATATTCCGTATCTTGTTCGTCGCATGAGCGCTGTGCTTGGCGATAGTGAGGCCAAGCGTTTTTCACCTTGGAAAATTATCAAAGAACGTCGCGTGCGCACGAAGTTCAAAGAAGAAACAGTCTATAATATTGGCGGTGTTGCTACTCTCGACTATCTTGAGATGTATCAGAAGTTCACATACACTCAGCAAGAAAGCTACAAGCTAGATCACATCGGATTCGTAGAACTTGGCGAACGTAAGTTATCATACGACGAGTATGAAACGCTGCATGAGTTCTACATGAACGATTTCCAGAAGTTCATCGAGTATAACATTCGAGACGTTGAGCTCGTTGAGAAACTAGACGACAAGATGAAGTTGATTGACATGGCTCTCGCGCTCGCGTATGATGCGAAAGTCACGCTCATGGACGTGTTCACACAAGTTCGTATGTGGGACGTTATCATTCACAACCATCTCTACAAACAACGTATCGCAGTTCCTATCGAGGGCGGCGGATCTAAGCATGAAGCATATGTTGGCGCTCACGTCAAAGAACCTGTTCCTGGTGGATACGACTGGGTTATGTCGTTCGATTTGAACTCTCTGTATCCACATCTTATCATGCAGTATAATATCAGCCCCGAAACGCTGCTTCGCGATACTCGTGGCGACGCACAAAAGATTGAAGTAACTGTTGATGAGTTACTCGAAGGATATACTCCAGAAGTTCCAGATGGATATGGTCTTGCTGCAAACGGCTGCTTCTTCAGCAAAGCTCGTCAAGGATTCTTGCCTGAGATCATGGAACGCATGTATAACGATCGCGTCGTTTACAAAGAAAAGATGATCGCTGCGCAGAAGGAGTATGAAAAGACCAAATCTAAGCAAGCGTCTAAAGATATCTCTCGATACAAGAATATGCAGCTTGCTAAGAAAGTTCAGCTGAACTCAGCTTACGGTGCGATTGGTAATCCACACTTCCGTTTCTTTGATATCAATCAAGCAACTGCCATTACTCTCGGTGGTCAGCTATCTATTCGCTGGGCTGAAAACGAGATGAATAAGTATTTGAATGGAGTATTGAAAACCAAGGACTACGATTATGTTATTGCTTCGGATACGGATTCACTTTATATCTGTTTTGATCAGCTGGTACGCCAAGTGTTTAAGATACGAGGAGATCAGCATAGTTATTCTGAGGATGAGAAGCAAAAGATCGTTAACTTTTTGGACAAGATGGCTAGCCAGAAGATTGAACCAGTTATTGATCGTATCTATCAGGATCTTGCTGATCGGATGGAAGCGTTCCAGCAAAAAATGAATATGAAGCGTGAGGTTATCGCTGATCGTGGTATCTGGACTGCGAAGAAACGATACATCCTCAACGTCCACGATTCTGAAGGCGTTCGTTATACCAAGCCTAAACTGAAAATCATGGGGATCGAAGCAGTCAAGTCATCAACTCCTGCTGTGTGTCGCGAAGCTATTAAGCAAGCACTTAACATCATCATGACTCAGCCTGAAGAAGAGCTGCATAAGTTCATCGCCGAGTTCAAAAACAAATTCTATAAGCTATCGTTCGAAGAAGTTGCGTTTCCGCGTTCTGTTCAAGATCTAACTAAATATGAACGCGAAAAGAAGAGCGTTCCTATTCATGTTCGTGGTGCTCTGTCATACAAAACAAGATTAAGCAACTCAAGCTCCAGAAGAAGTATGAGCTTATCAAAGATGGCGAAAAGATTCGATTCTCGTATCTGAAGATGCCTAATCCGCTTCATGATAATGTGATTTGTGCCTTTTCCGCTTTGCCAGCTGAGTTCAAGCTGGATAGCTATATTGACTATGATACTCAGTTCGAGAAAGCGTTCATGGCTCCGCTGAATGCTATTCTATCGACTATCAATTGGCACTCAGAAAAGCAAAGCACACTAGAGGATTTCTTTTCGTGATTGATAGTATCTTGGTTAGAGAAGTGGACGCTATGTCTGGTGAAAAGAACGTAGCTGTCCTACTCTCTGGCGGTGTAGATAGTGTATCTGTTGCTTTTGCTGCACACAGACTAGGAAAAAAGATAACTGCATACACGTTTCATCTCGATGGTCAGCCGTCATATGATTCGCAAAAAGCAGTCGATATCGCAAAGAATATGGGATGGGACTATTGCGTTGTTGTAGTTCCAACTGATAACATAGAGCAAGACTTCATTCGTTTGGCTAAAGAGGTATACTGCGAAAAGAAAACGCACTTCGAGTGCTGCTTTCCGTTTCTGTATGTGTATCCTCAGATCAAAGAGCATGAAGTTCTAAGTGGATGGGCTGCTGATGGATACTATGGTGTATCTAAGAAAGCAAACATTCACTACAAGCATACGAAAGATAAGTTCGACGAGTTTCGTAGAGACTACTTTGGTGCTAACAGTCGCGCTGGATATCTGTGGCATAAACGAATCGCAGAAGAGCTGAACAAGAAACGATTCATTGCTCCGTATCTTGATCCAGACGTGGCTAAGTTCTTTATGAGCAAAGACTGGTATGAGTTGAATCAGCCTTATCAGAAACATCATGTAGTCGAAGCGTTCCCTGAGTTCAAGCAAGTTGGTGGTGTAAAGAAACATATCAACTTGCAGCTTGGATCAGGAATAGATAAGCTATTCGAAAAAGAAGTTCTACCTAATCCTAGATTGAACTTCAACAATCGTAAACGAGTTATGGACGTTTGTCGTGACTGGGCTAATAGAGGAGCAGAGCTGTGGTAAAAGTTCCACAAGAATATCTTGGTTTTGACTTTGGTTTTACTGGAGTCGATGAGCATGAAATTAAGCATGATGTGCTTCAAGCTCTTGACGAAAAGCATCAAGCTCTTACAGAAAAGGAAGAAGAGCTGGCTCAGAAAATCAAAGTTCTCGAGTCTATCATTGTTCCGCTGCTGAACAATCTAATCAAAACGGCAGACAAGGCTTATATTCACTGGCCTAATCGTAAAGAGAAGTGTCAGGAGATGTTAGAAAAGGTGTTGAAAACTACAAGAGGTTTATGATGAGCAATAAGATGTTACAACTTGATCCGCCTATCCCACTCGATACACCAAAGGGTAAGGCGCTTGCACATTTCTTAGTAGATTATGGGACAGAGCATCATTGGCTTTGGGTTTGCTTTCAGGATGATACTGGTGAGTGCTGGACTTGGGAAAACACCCAGATCCGAGCACAGCACAATCCGACATTCGGAAGAACACTAAAGAAGAATGACGTTTAGTTTCGATAGAGCACTCATTATGACGACGGGGATTGCACTCTCCGTCGTTGCTGCTTGGTATTCAGTCACAGGTCTCACAGCTATCTTCGCTGGAGCCTACTGGGCTGTAGTGATTCTTGGTGGAACACTAGAGTTCGGTAAGATCGTTCTTGCTTCATGGCTTTACAGAAACTGGCGTCACGTTCCGTTTCTACTCAAATCCTATTTCACTATCGCGCTTCTTGTTCTCATGCTTATCACTAGCATGGGTATCTTTGGTTTCTTATCCAAAGCACATCTCGAGCAGACTGCTCCTGTGGGAGACGTAGCTGCGAAGATAGAACGTATCGACGGCTCCCTCGCGCGCGAGCGTGCGCGCATCACGCGAGGAGAACAGCAACTTGCACAGATGGATAAAGCCATCGACGCTATCATCGACAGGAACAATCGCGCACAAACAGCTATGCAAGTTCGCACTCAGCAAAAGAAAGAGCGCGATCAGATTGCAGCTGAAATGAAAGATGCACAGAAAAATATCGACACACTACTTGATGAGAAAGCTCCGCTTATGGCTGCGACTCGTGCTATCAAGCTAGAAGTTGGTCCTATTCGTTATGTGGCAGAAATGATCTATGGCGAAGGTAGCGAGCGTGATCTAGAAGCAGCTATCCGTGCTATGATCCTGCTACTTGTTCTTGTCGTTGATCCTTTGGCTGTGTTGATGATTATCGCAGCAAGTAAGAACCTAAAGCTAGATGTCGATAGAATAGAAGCTGTTACTACGGATGGGGATCTATGGGAACCAGTTGTGCTAGAAAAGAAGTCTTGACAATTACACAGTTATACGCTAATATGATCATTGGAGGTGAAGTATGTCACTTAAAGAAAAACTGATTAAGAACTCAACTATCGCTTTTACAGCCACGCTCGAAGATTCTAAGATCTTCACTAAGAAAGATACCATTCCGACATCCGTGCCTATGATCAACGTTGCGTTGTCTGGCTCAGTTGATGGTGGACTTGTTCCTGGTATCACTATGCTCGCTGGTCCATCCAAGCACTTCAAGACAGGTTTCGCATTGCTTATGGCTTCTGCGTTCCTCAAGAAGTATTCTGATGGTGTTATTCTTTTCTATGATTCAGAGTTTGGTACACCGCAGTCATATTTCAACACATTTGGTATCCCATTCGACTCTGTTGTTCATACGCCTGTCATGGACGTAGAGCAGCTGAAGTTTGACATTATGAAACAGCTGACTGGTCTTGAGCGTGGCGAACACGTTATGATCGTCATCGACTCGATTGGTAATCTAGCTTCCAAGAAGGAAGTGGAAGATGCGCTGAACGAAAAGTCAGTCGCTGATATGTCTCGCGCGAAACAGCTCAAGTCGTTGTTCCGTATGATCACACCTTACCTGACGCTCAAGGATATCCCTATGGTAGTCGTGAATCATACATATAAGGAAATCGGTTTGTATCCTAAGGATATCGTCGGCGGTGGTACTGGTTCTTACTACGGTTCAGATAACATCTGGATTCTTGGTCGTCAGCAAGATAAGGACTCTGATGGTATCCAAGGATATCACTTTGTGATTAACGTGGAGAAATCACGCTATGTCAAAGAAAAGTCCAAGATCCCTATTACGATCAACTATGAGGGAGGTATTAATCGCTGGAGCGGTCTACTGGATGTGGCTATTGATGGCGGTTATATTGTTAAGCCTAAAGTTGGTTGGTATGCTAGAGTAGATAAAGAAACAGGAGAAGTCCTTGCTCCTAACATGAGAGCAGGTGATATCGTTGACAACGCAGATTTCTGGAAGAAAATCTTCAAGGAAACTGACTTTGCTACTTTCATCAAGGAAAAGTATTCAATCGCGCACGGCGCAATTCTTTCGGAGGAAGAAGATGCTGATCAGTGAATACGTTAGCGATGACGGTAAAAGGAAAGCAGAAGTTCACAAATCAGAAGGTAGCTTTCATGTGGACTTCTTTGAAGATGGTAAGTATATTATGACAGAAAAGTATATTGAAAAGAGTCAAAGTTGGGCAGAAGCTGCTGCTGAAAACTACACAATGGGTATCAAGGTGATTCAAAATGGCAAGCGTCGTTGAGAATCCCGTAGCACCTAGCTACAGTCATATCGAACGAACAGATGTACCTAACTTCGTTTGCATTCGCATCGAAGAAGGGGAGTTTGAAGGTATGGTATATCACTACGAAAATCTGAAAGTAAACGAAGAGCCAGAAGAAAACGGTGACGCGCTTCTTAAGTTTAACTATCACATCGTAGAGTCATTCATTGCTGAAGAAATGTTGACGGATAGTATCAAGAGTAGATTTGAAGATACTATTGCATCTATTCTTTTTGATATTTTGCTCAAACAAACGGGAAGGATTGGGAATGAGGATCGAACTAACGATTCTGAAAAATCTAGTTCATAATGACGACTTTGCCCGCAAGACGTTACCATTTCTAAAAGAAGAATATTTCAGTGATTCGTCAGAACGTGTCGTGTTCAAGCGTATCAATGATTTCATGTCTAAGTATAACTCTCGTCCGACTCGTGAAGCTATTGGGATTGAGATTGAGTCTAGCACTAATCTAAGTGAAGAAGAACATAAGCGTTCTATGGATCTGGTTCGCAATCTTGTCGAGCCAGAGCCAAGTGATCCTACATGGCTACTAGAATCGACAGAAGCATTCTGCCAAGAGCGCGCTGTGTTCAATGCAGTTATGGATAGTATCGCTATCCTTGACGGTAAAGATCATAACAGAACCAAGAACTCTATTCCTGAGATTCTATCTGAAGCTCTTGGTGTATCTTTCGATAGTCATATTGGTCACGACTTCATTGATGACTTCGAAGATCGCTTCGACTACTATCATCGCGTCGAAGAAAAGGTTCCATTCGATATTGATCTGATGAACAAGATCACTCGCGGTGGACTATCTCGTAAGTCACTCAACATTATCCTAGCTGGTACAGGTGTTGGTAAAACGCTCGCGATGTGTCACTTCGCAGCAGCTAATCTTTCTATGGGTAAGAACGTTCTGTATATCACTATGGAGATGGCTGAAGAAAAGATCGCGGAGCGTATCGACGCTAATCTGCTCAACATAGCTACCGAAGATATCAAGCAACTACCGCGCGAACTTTACGAAAACAAGATTGCTCGTCTCAAGACCAAGACACAAGGCAAACTGATTATCAAGGAATATCCTACTGCTTCTGCGCACGTAGGTCACTTCCGTCATGTGTTGAATGAGTTGAATCTCAAGCGCAACTTTGTACCCGACATCATCTATATCGACTATCTCAATATCTGTTGCTCGTCGCGTATCAAAACAGGATCTAACGTAAACAGCTACACTTACGTCAAAGCTATCGCAGAAGAACTTCGTGGTCTTGCCGTCGAACGTAATCTCCCAATCGTTTCTGCTACTCAAACAACTCGTTCTGGATACTCTAACAACGATCCTGGGCTTGAAGATACTTCCGAGTCGTGTGGTTTGCCTGCGACTGCTGACTTTATGATTGCTCTTGTTCGTGACGAGGATATGGATGAGCGTGGTCAGCTTCTTGTCAAACAGCTCAAAAATCGCTATAGCGATCCTGGCGAAAACAAGCGTTTTTTCGTGGGCGTTGACCGCGTCAAGATGCGCCTGTTTGATCTTGAAGAATCTGCCCAAGATGATCTGATTGATGA